GTTATCACACCGTAAGTTGTTAATATTTCACCAGTAACAAACATTTCTCTAGTTTCATTGTCTTGTAGAATGTCAAAACTTTTCAGGCTTACCACTTCTTTTGTGTCCAAAATCGCCCGCCTAAATTCAGCTTTAACGATGTTTGCATCTGGCCCTTTTATTAGTATTTTCTCTTTATATCTCACGCCCTTAGACCGTGCAAGATACCACTCACCATACCATAATTTAAGCTTATGCATAATAAGCTGTCTTACTTCATCTTCACCAGTTAGAAAGGTAAAATGTCCATTGGTTACAATTATATTGTTGTTGTCATCTAAATTGAATACGCTCATGTTTTACACCTTCTTCATAGTGTCTAAATTTGTTTTGTCTGTTGTTATATTTGTGAGATCTGTTCCCAAATTTGTTAATGCTGTTCCATATGCAGTTGTAGCTGCGCCTATTGCTGTAGTCCATTCTGATTGCACGGTGCTATTTATGGCGGCTGGAGTTAATGCCGCAACGCCTGTATTGTCAGCTGCAGTTTTTACATTTAATGCAGTTGTCAAGGCAATTAAATTTGCTATGTGAGTTGTTAAGTTACCTAAAGCACTAGACAAAACAGTAACCATTTCTTGTGTAGTTCCTTTGATCTCGATCTTTCCATTGGGATGCATAATAATTGACATACTGTCAGTATTTTCGCTGTTTTTAAGAACTAAATTATCAGCACTAGCCCCAATTGCTTTATCAAAAGGTGTCAAATCTGGTGTGAAACTTGCATCTGTTAAGTCGTGGATTCTCACACTTTCAGGTTCTACCGCTTTACCGTCACCATATAACCATCTAGCCATATCTCGGTCAAAAAATGTAAGTGTGCCAGTATCACCGGCTTTTATAGGTACTGTGATATATGAGGCGCCCCCGCTTGCTACTGGAAAACAAACGGGAACGTCTACTATCTCAGGCAAAGAGATCGCTTCTTCTTCAGGTGCCAATACTGCCTTTAAAAGTGGCTGGACTTTCGCCCGTGTTCCATCAAATGAAACCACCTTGCCAGGCATGGCGCACCGTGTTTGTAATAATGCTTGTCTAATTTCAGCACGAATAAGGTCGTTTAGGCTTCCGCTTTCTATTTCGGATGTTGTCGGTTGCTTAATTGTCGTCATATACATAACCCCCTAACATACCAATCATTCCCATGTGTATCACCAACAAAATTAGATTTAACTATTTTATATCTACCGTCGAAATCACGGCTTTTTATTTCTACAAATTGCCCAGGGTTAAACTTCCCTGGCTGGATAAGTGCCACAAATTCAAGCCCGTCTTTTGTTTTGGATGGAGAACCAATTAAACCCGTTTCAGGTGTTAAAATAGTATATTTACCTGTAACCTCTTCCTTGCCAATCTCGACAATTTTCAAAACGTCATCTTGTATGGTAATTGTCTTATTGAAAGGTTTTAAAAGTGTTTCTAAAGTGGAGGATAAAAGACCTGACACACTGAAACCGGTATCTTGCTTTTTTAAAAGGCCTTTAATTTCTGCAATTTTCTTTTTAATATCTCCAGCTAATTCAACGCCTTCTGATTTAACTGTTTTTATAAGATCTTCTATGATAGTTCCAGTATTAAACCCAGATTCATAGTTTCGGCTTATGCCTGTTTTTGTTAAAACGTCGTGACCGTCTCCACAGGTGAATACATCAATTGTATCAGTTCTTTCAATAACTCTCTCGTGTGTTAAAGCTTTTCCAGTATACACCACTGCGGGCGTTATCTGGTTATATCCTAGTTTTAGCGTTATTTTAGCGGCTGTCTTTGCTATATCAACAGCTGACCATTTACCCTCTGTTATATTGTAAAGTTGAAAAACCGCTTTATCTGGAGTTTTACCTAATGTCCTTGTTATTTCAAAAACTACCCTTAAATTAGAATATTTAGTTTCTGATTGCTTGTAACTAGCTGTATTATTAGCCATATCAAAAGAAACGCCCGTATTATTTGTTATGCCAATGCTGTATTTACGCCCGAATAAATAACTCATGCAGTAGCCTCTTTAAACACTATTAGCACGTCAGTCCCTAAGTTATCTACAGTTGGATCAACATACTCATCAAGTAGATTTAGTGTAAATAAGGCCCCAACCGGCAAACCTTCCAAATCAACATTATTAAAAATATTATAGCCAACTACCAACGCTTTTGATCCTACTAGCAATGTGTCAAATTCGTCATATATTTCAATATACCAAGTAGCCGCCCTGGTGTTGTAATCAATTCTTATATTCAAGACTATATCTGCAATAGTTGTTGTAAATTCATAATGTGTATTTACTGAATTAATTGGTAATACTTTCATTTTTTACCCCTACCCTATTATCTGAACTGCGTGAGATTCGCCTTTTATGTCCTGTGCTGGTGTTAAATCCTTTGTTTTCTGGTTGCCATTATCTTTTAAAGGGCTTGCAAGGTTTTTATCATTGCTGTTAGTGTCGTCAACTTCGCCCTCTTTAGCCTCAGCAAGTTTCACCTCTTCAAATGTAATGTCAAAAAACAGTCCTCCACTTTCATCTCTACTTTTTCGTGGCGTGAAATCAGTCATGATAAAATCATCATATTCACGCTTTGAAGTTGTCACAGTACACATATATTTATTTTGATAAATCATTTCAAAAAAATCAAAAGCGTTTTGACTTGGTTTTTCAACAACTGAGTTTAATATTTTATTGTTTCCAATTATCCCCGGGGTATCTGTTATAACACCGGAAATATTCAAAACAATAGGTAATTTTCTGACGTTGTCAGTTATGTCAAAACCGTCTTCTACTTCGTGTTTTGTTAACTCTGTTACAAATTGCGGATTCTCTGAAACTACCGCGTCAATTTCCAAATAGTCAAAATCTTCTGTAAAAATACTAACCGCATTCGGATTAAGTAATGGGTCAAATATGCTTTGTAGTGCCATTATTTTAACTCCTGATTAACATTGTTCAGGGCTGTTACAAAATCGTTTGCCATCCTGCGCCCGTTTGACCCTGGCTCTGCTGTTATGCTAATATAATATTTATTTTCATAGCTGCTAGTGCTTGATGTTCCAGCACCAGCACCAGCAAAAGCGGGAGTCTGACCTGTGGAAACTGCAACATAATCTTTAACTTTAGTTGATACAATCCCAGGTATAGTTTTAACCACATTGACCGCACTAGATAAAAAATTGACAAAAGCTTCGTCGCCCTCTTTGCTTCTTTTTTCGCGTGGTGCTCTGGTTATCTGCTTTAAATCAAATTTACCGCCTTTAGTTTGAGATTTTTTGAAAAATTCCGGTATAGCTCGACCAATAGAAATAATAGTATTTAAAACAGACCTTAAAGCCTCCTTAACCCAATCAACAACATCTCTGAACTTTTCCCAGGCTCCAACATGCTCTAAAAAACGCTTGGTAAAAGAATCAAACTCAGGATTAAAAATAGCTGTCCAAAGGTCTTGAAGCGCTAGATATGCAATTGTTACTGCTGCCCCCAATAGAACCAACGGAGCTATCATTTTTAACCAGGCTAACAGACCTTTATTACCAACAAGAAAAAAGGCTTTTCCAAGTGCTTTTAAAGCAAGTGCCATTTTTCCAATAAAAGCAAGGAAACCCAAAGCACCAATAAATAAAATCTGCTTCCTAAACTCATACGCAAATTTTGCAGCCCCCTTTATTGCTGTTATAATTCCCCTTATAGCCTTACTTATTCGCTGCGCTATGACTGCCCTGTTTTCTTTTAAGAAATCAAATAACTGATTTATTATAGGAGAAAGGTCTTTGTTTATCTCTTTTCCAATATCTCTAGAAAGTAACGACCACATAACCCCAAGGTTACTGACCACACCGCCCATAGTTTTTGACATTTTAGCCATAAGATTGTTGAATTGACCCCCTGGGCCCGCCATATCTTCAAACCCGCCATATTTGCAAATGCTTTTTTAACATCTTCAAAACCTATCTTGCCCTTTGAAATCATTTCTCCAACTTTTTTAAGTGGTACACCAAGATTTTTAGCAAGACTTTCACGAATTGGAACACCAGCAATTGCAAAATCACGGAGTTCGCGCCCTGTCAATTTGCCCTGTGCTCTAACTTGTCCAAAGTTTAATGCTATACGTTCCAACGGTACATTTAAACCCGCTGCAACGTCTCCAAGGCTTCTCATAGTTCCGAATAGATTATCTGTTTCAATGCCCATTGCTTTTAACAGCTTGACATTCTTTTCAACTTCACCAAAACTGAAAGGAGTTTCAAGCGCGAACTCTTCCATTTTAGCCATAATTTCACTAGCTTTTTCCGCACTGCCCGTCATGGTCTCGAATGCAACCATAGACTTTTCTGCTTCCGCTCCGGCCTTGGCAAAGTGGACACCAGCCGCAAGAGTAGTCGCACCCATTGCAGCCATTGCAACACCCAACCTTCTTGCGGTTTGAGTCGTCATGCCAAGCTTTTTATTCATTTTTGTTAGCTGTGTAGCGTCGGCTTTTACACCGACCCTCACTAATAAATCACGTATGGTTTTAGCCATTATTTAGCCCTCTGTTTTTCCGTAGCTAAGTGGTTATAATCACTCTCATAATCAAGCGCCTCGTGTAACTCGCATAAAGCCTCCCAAGGCATTGTGTTTGCTTCTGTATAACTGCATTTCCCAGCCATTACAGGCCCCCAGAAAAACCAATCAATTTCATTTTCATCAAGTCTCCTGACTATTGGGTCATTTTTGGAGTATTTGCGTTGTCGGTATTCACGCCCGACTTTCCCAAAAAAAGCGCTACCCCTTCCATAAATAACATAAGTTCTAGTTCGTCGCTTTCCTCAAAACAACCATCAATACCATTGAAGGCTTTTAAAGCATTTCCAACGCCCTCAATATTTGCAATTGAAAAAATCAGGTCGCGAACCTCTTCATAAAATTTATGGTTCATCATTTCAGCTGAATCTTGAACTTGTAGAACTTCCTTTTCTTTTTCAGACAATTTAGAATCATCTACGTTGTTGAGCGCGGTCGACATTGCTGCAAACCGCCTCCTCAATAAAGATCTTTTTCTGTTGTCTAGTCTTAGAAAACTTACTTGATAATTTGAAATCTCTTTTTTAACTGGAAAAATACTCATCTCGTTTGCCCTCGATTAAGTTAATATTATTCGTTGCCACCGTCAACCATTGCTTGATACTTACCAATCAGAGTCCAAACCCTATCAGAAGTCGCATCTTTTGCAAAAGTCATTGTAGCCCTTTTTTCAAATCTAGCCTCTGAACATACTACCGTGCTATTTCCAGATAGATCAATTATACCAACTGGAACAACTGTGTTTGCTTCGTAAAGTGTGTTCAACACCCCATTATCACTAGCTGTTTGCTCAAGTGTGATTGTTATTCTAACATGGTTGTAAGCTGCGTTTGTTACTGTTATAAATCTGCCGTCAGCATCTGCCACCGGTGTATTAAGATCGTATAACGGCTCGATAGATAGTTCATTTTTACCTTGAATCTCGTTTCCACCGACATTTATTGCTACTTCGCCTGGTGCGTAATTTATAGCCATGATTTACCCCCTATACCGCAAGTTTGAAATTAATAGAAATCTTGGAAATTGCTCCAGCTGCTGAACCGTCGGCAGCTACGTCGTCAAGCCATCTAGCAGCCTTTTTAGCTGGATCATAACTTGATAAGTCTGGCATTGTTACCGCTACTGTTCCAGGAGTGATAATGTTTGTTTGTACTCCGTAAATATCAGCTAATGATTCGATTTTAGTTTTAACTACAAATAAGCCTCTATCATCAAAGGATATTTTCTTGACGCTCTTGAGTAGTCCGTAAACGCCTTCAGTGATTCTTGCATCAAGAAAGTGATCTGCTGCAACGTAATCAATAAAGTCACCAGTTGTAGCAATACCGCCATCATTACCACCTGTAGAACCTGCAAAAGCTCCAGGAATGACTACATTATCACCGTCATATACTGGAATATTGATATTATATGAAGTTAAATTAGTGATGTATGTATCTGTTAAAGTGTCTGCTGTAATTCCCGCAAGTGTGTAATAACATACATTAATTCCATAGAGATTATCCGGAAGTGTAGCACCAGCCAACGCGCAATTTACGTACTGGTTAGCTACTGTGTGGTAAAATGCAATTTGGTTTTTAAAAGCTAGTATTTCAAGTTCCGCTTGAACGTTACCAGCGGTTTTATCTCTTACCGCGTCATCTCTTGTGACATACCAGAATTGTTTTTTCTCTGTTCCTGTCAATGCTGCAAGCTCTAATATATCTGCTGCTGTTTCTGTTCCTGGTAGGCATAAATAAAAGTCATCATCTTCTGCTTTTACGGCTGCATAAGCAACTGACCAAGTTTCTACGGCTGAACCAACGGCAACTGTTGAAGCTGTCCCAGTTGTAACGCTTGTTAGTGATCCAACGTTAACCGCTGTAATCTCAAAAGCTGTGTTTGGATTTCCATCAAATTCGATTGTAAATCCAAGCTTATCGCCTGCCTGTGTTCCAAGTAGTGTTACATCTGCACTAGTGATGTTTGCCATTGCTGCAAGTACTGTTTCCACATCGGCTGCAGCGTCATCATAGTCAATAGCCCCTGAAGTTACTGAAGCAGCACCCGCAAGGCTAATATCTAGTGTAAAAGTTCCTGCTGTTGCGTTTGCATCAAATACAACTTTTTCAATAGCATCGTTATCACTAAGCTTTTTACCGATCTTTACAGTTGGAACACTTTTTCCATCTTTTGAAGTCTGGTTAAAGATAGCGGATGCCATCAAATATTCACGATCTGTTGTTAAATAACCAGCCGAAACCATAGCGGCTGCACTTGTGAAAGTGTCAACTGTGTTTGCTGATCTAATTGTTTCTGATAGTATTAGAGGTGTTCCAAAACCCTGCTGTGTCACCACTGCTGAACCAATTGTCACCGCTACATCTACCACGTCGCCTCTTTTCCATGTCATCTCTTACACCTCTTTAATAATTATTCGTGTCAAAATCGTTACCTTGAATTGTTCCCGATACTCTATCTATGTATCCAATATTGCTAGTTATATCTTTAGCGTAAGCAAAAACAACGTCAAGTTGCCATCTTTGCTCCCACTTAGTTTCAATGATTTGTGCTAATGGTATCGGGTCGCCCATTGTTCTAAAATATAAACCCGCTGTTTTAAGTGCATCAATTAATATGTCGTTATAAACTGAATCTGTTATAAGGTCGATCAATACACCGCTTTCTTCACCGTATGCACTAACTGAAACATTAAGAGTTTTTTTGATCTGTTTGGTAAAAGTATCATCACCATTGCTTATACGAGATGGAAAACCCTCACTAGCACCGTATGACGTAATATTTGCAGTCACATAAGGAAGTGCGGGTCTTAACTCGTCGTCTTGCTCGGCCCATGCTACGGTAACACCGCTGGCACTCGCTAACCATGCAATTATGGCAGCTTCAAAAGCTGGATTAATTCTTGGTGTTGTGCTACTCATAATTTAACCCTCTCCACTAGACATTCATAATGTTTTAAAAATGGCTGCCTTGTACAGTCGATAACTTCCCAAACCACATAAGTTCTTGAATCTATTGTTAATTTGTCTTTTATATTTAATTCCGTTTGTGTAAATACTATTTTATTGTCTTCAGTATGTCCTAGCTCGACCGCTCTTTTAAGGTCCTCGCCAGTTATTTCTTGCACACCACATATTATTGTGGCGTCTGCTGCATAGGTGCTGTCTATCCAACCACCAGAAGATGCTTGACCAGTATAGGCGGTCAAAGTAATACTTTCGTTCATAAAAAAGAGAGTCATTTTTTACCCCCCTTAAAGATAACTTTCTTTTTAAAATCGATACTTCTAAGCAAAAAGCCAGTGTCAAGCAATGGTGTTTGTCGTCCACCCTTTGCTTTTACTGTGCTAGGTGCGTTTTTAGTAGCCCAACTAGATGCAGTTGCAATCTTTTTTTGAATTAATGACTTGACTAAAAGACCGATTTTATTAAGCATTTTAGGAATAGTTTGTGTTCCGTCTAAAACTTTCCCTTCTTCTCTTGACATTATATCGAGTATTAGTCTTTTGTTTTCATCTACTGCAGAACGCATAAAAGGACGCTCTGGAATGACTATTTTATAAGGGCCACTAGCTTTTGTAAATCCAAGTTGCATTGCGTTCTTATATCCTTTTGAAGTATCATTTTTAAAAAACCTGATTTTATTGGCTGCTAAATCTTTTTTAGTTTTAAAACCATACGCAACACCACCGCCACTTTTACCGGTTATAGTGGTTCCGAACTCGTTTTGTATGGCCAGTGTTGCCATATCTATTTCACCGTCTTTATGCGTTCTTTTTCCGTGAAAATATCCAGTTTCAACATATCCACTTTTACCAAGTTCTTTTTCAAGCTCTTTGAATCCAAGGTCTACGTCTATGACTGTATTATTAACCATTAACCGATCCTCACGTATCTATATTTATAATATAGTCTCATGAACTCAAGCCC